GGACCGCGCAGGTCCCGGAGCTCACCGCGGTACTCACCGGCGCCCAGTTGGGCGCGGCTCGTCCAGCGGATCGCTATTTGGACGACGTTGCCTCACTAGACGACCTGCCGTCCGAGGCTTCCGCCTCGGTCGATCCGGGCGGTTTCGCCGGAACAGCATCGGATGGTCGGAGCCTGCTCGAGCTGTTAATGTCGCCGGGCTTCACTGCCTTGCAGATCATCGGCGCCGGGCTTCTCCATCCGGGCCAAGCCGTCGCGTCGGCCGGCGGGCACCTCGATACGATCGTCCGGACTCAGGTTGCTGACGCCGGCCGCCTGGCTGATCAGACGGCGCTCGTCGCGCATAAGGAGTACGGCGGCTACGTCCGCATCGTGGTCGGCGCTACCTGTTCCCGGTGCCTTCTCCTGGCCGGTCGGTGGTATGCGTACAACGCTGCGTTCCAACGCCACCCAAGGTGCGACTGCACGCAGCTGCCGGCGAACATCGCCAAGGCTGCGAACTTCGTTCAGAACCCGCAGGCCATCTATGACCGCATGACTCAAACTCAGCGGACGAAGGCTGGGTGGACGCTGGGCGACCAGCGGGCTATCGGCGAGGGCGCCGACCTGTTCGCGGTGACGAACGCCCACCGTGGCGTCTACACGGCCGGAGGGCGCAAGTTCACCCGCGAGGGCACAACCCGGCGCGGCACGTTCGGCGGGTACAAGGTGGACCCAGAGACGGGGAAGTTGGTCCGCCGGCCGAGGGGCGAGAAGCCCGGCCCGCGGTTGACGCCGGATCAGATCTTCGCTGAGGCCGCGACGCGTGATGACGCGGTGCGGATGCTGGCGGACAACGGGTATCTGCGGGAGTTGCCGGCGCAGTTGCGGCGACCGACGATCCAGCTGCCCTCGGCGGCCGCGGAGGCGGTCGATCCGGCGCTGAAGATGACCGTCGCCCATCTGAAGGCGATCGCTAAGGACAACGGTGTCCAGCTCTACGGTGTCACCAAGAAGCACGACATCATTTCGGAGATCCGGCAATGGGAGCAGGACAAGCAAAAGTCGGGCGGCAAGATCCTGATCCCGGATGGCCCGATCGGGAAGCGGATCAGCTTCAAGCCTCCGGCGATCGAGGCGCCGCCGCTGGGTGTCCCCTCGACGACCGGGAAGGTTCTATCCGGTTCGTCGCTGAACGACTGGGTGGACTACTTCAAGTACGACCAGCAATACGCCCGGCACGAGTTCGTCGACACGGCCGGTAATACCGCGGCCGAGGGTGTTCGGGTCAAGGATCTGCGCACCAATATCGGTAGCGTCACGGAGGGCATCGCCGAGTACGTCGTCCCCACCGGCACGGCATGGAGCTTCGACGGTGTCGCTTATCTGATCGAGCATGATGCCGCAGACTTCGGGGCGCCGTGGGTGTCGCGAGCACTGCAAGATCTACAAGCGGCGCATGAGGCGATTCCTGCGGCGAAGATGGCGAACCGGTCCTATGCGGTTCTGGCTCGGAACAATCCGGCCGATGGCTACTGGCAGCGTAGGTTTAATAACCCGCTTCATAGATCTGTCGCCTCGGCCGGCGATGGCGATATCAACATCTGGGCCTTCCACCCAGTTGACCGCATCGACGTAGGCTCACTCCGGCACGAGACCGGCCACAACCTAGACGCCCGAGCACTCCGCCAGATCAGCGGTTCGGATTCTCCCGTCTGGCTCGCGGCAGTCGACGCTGATGCCGGCCGCGCTGCGACCATTGCGGACCTTACACCGGCCGCGGGCCGCAGTCTGAGGCCCGCCGTTGACGCCTCGCGCGGCTTCCCGAAGGGCGTCACCCGGTACGGCCAGTCCTCCGCCGCCGAGGACTATGCCGAGTCGGTGATGCTCTACCAGCTCGGCCCGATCGCCACCGGTCGCATCCCGGGCGTCGCCATACCCGAGCTGGTCGGTGTGCGTCTTCCGGCTGGTGTCCGCGTGATCACCGACGCTGAGATCTTGTACTTCCGCGACATCTACCCCGCCCGCGCGAAGCTCCTGGACAAGGTGTTCCCGGACATCGCGAAGGCGCAAAAGGCCGAGATCAAGGCGCTGCGCAGCGCGGAGTCTCCGGCGAACGTCGCGAAGCGCGAAGCGGCCAAGGTCCGCCAGGTCGCGATCGACACCGCCACCACCAAGGCTCAGGCCCTCGCCGACCTGGACGAGCTGGTCGGTAAGGGTGCCTCGCCGAAGCTGATCGCCGACAACCTCGACGTCCTCGCCCAGACCAAGGCCCTCGCCGCCGTCGACCTGTCCGCGTTGCGGCGGGTGGTTGCGACCGGGGACCGGACGAAGATCGCGGCGACGGTGGACCGGATCACCGGGAAGTACAAGCTGACCGGTGTCGCCAAGGCTGGCGATATCACGACCATGCGTGAGGGTTTCGACGTCGTCGGCGGGAAGGCCCTGGCACCGGGCACTGAGGTCCGGATCGTCCGACGCGGCACCGAGGTCGTGCACAACGGCGAGACGATCGTGTTGTCCCGCCCGCAGGTGCGCGCGGTGACGAAGGCCGAACTGGCCGCGATCCGGGACAAGGCCATTGCCGAGGCCCGCGCTGTGGTCGACGCTGCGACGAAGCCGTTGACGGCGGTGCAGCTGAAGAAGGCCGGGCTGACGAAGGTCGCCGGACCGAAGGGCGTCACTGGGTTCGACCCGGCCAAGTACGAACTGGCCGACGGATCGGTGCTGCCAGCAGGCACGGCGGTCAAGGTTGTGAAGCCCGGCTACTCGCTTACCTATCGCGGCGAGGTAGTCGAACTGCGCAAGCCCGTGGTTGAGGTCACATTCCGCAGCCGGGAGTCGAAGCTGCTAGGAGATCTACTGAGTCTCTCGCCGGTCACGCGCGCCCGCGAAGTTCGTAAGGCGCTCGAGGGTGAGTGGGCCGGCGGCATCCGGGTCAAGGTCGACCTGGTCAAGGCGGATAAGACGATGTTCGGCCAGCCACAGATCACGATGCACGCCATACTCCGGGATCGGACTGGCCGTGAGGTCGGTACTATGCACGGCGACTTCTACCGCGAACGCGGCCGCCGCGTCGATCCAGACAGGTTGGTCGCAAACCACGACTACATCAACATTGACCCCTCGCTGCAGGGCTCGGGGTTCTCGAACGAGTTCATGGCCAACCTGTTCGACTGGTACACCCGCTCAGGCGTAAGCCGCGTCGAGGTGTTCGCCAACATCGACGTCGGCGGGTACGCATGGGCCGCGCAAGGCTTCGACTTCGTCGATGAGCAGGCCCGTCGGGCTTTGGCCTCGATTGCTGAGACGCAGGTCGCAAGGATCCGTGGGCAGATCGCCAATCCGCCGCCGTTGATGATGACGTCATCGGGGCCATACTCGATCTTGCAGCATGCCCTGAAGGGCATGACGGAGCGGGAGTTCCTCGCGCAGGCCGTCGAGTTCGACGCGGTCATGGCGCGGATCGTTTCCGGTGAAGCCGTCAGCGCCTATGAGATCTCGCAGCTCGGCCGGAAGGCGGGCCAGGGCGGCAAGGACGCCATGTGGCTCGGTAAATGGATCCTGCTTGGGTCGTCGTGGAGGGGCCAGATCCTTCTATGATGCGAAGCGTGACCCGCGACCGGCAGCGCGCGATCCGCGAACTCCACACCCAGTGGGTGCGGGAGCAGGTCGCCGCCGGGGTCGACGGTCCGGTACCGCCCGGTCGCAAGGACGGGTCGGACTACAACCTGCACGTGCCCGACCTTGAGGCCGATGGCGCGGCGATGGATGAGTACCACAATCGGGTCCGCGAGATCATGGGCCTGCCACCGCTGAAGGCCTAGCGGACCGGCGGCTCGTCCGCCGTCAGACTGAACAGCACCGACTCCAGTGATCCGTTTGGCAGTCGGTGCACGATCTCCCCGCCGACCGCCTTGGACTTGTCCTCGGTGACATGCCCCGCAGCGTCCACGTAGGTGATCACCTCGTCCGGTTGGACGTAGTCACGCGCTGACGGCTCGCTCATACCGCCAGTATCACCCCCACGCTTCCCGCGCGTCGCGCGCGGGATCGTCCATCTAGCCCGTCTCGGAAGAGGCGGGCTTTTGCGTGGGCAACTTCCGCCCGGCGCAACGCCGAGCCCTATCCCGCAACGGGAGATCACGCATGGCTGAAGACCAGGACCCGACGCCCGAAACCGGTGACGAGGAACCCACCACCGACGAAACGCCCGAGGGCTCCGATGCCCTCGGCGACGCCGGCAAGAAGGCCCTCGACGCCATGAAAGCCGGCCGTCTCCTCGCTCGCAAGGAGCGGGACGCGGCCAAGGCCGAGGCGGCGGCCGCGAAGGCCGAACTCGCGAAGCTCAAGGGCGACAAAGCCCCCGAGGTGGACGAGAAGACCATCCGCGAGACCGCCCGCAAGGAAGCTCAGGCGGAGGTTCTCCGCGATCGGGTTCTGGACCGCATCGAAGCGAAGGCGGCGAAGTTGTTCGCCGACCCGGAGGACGCCCGCGCACTGCTGGCGTCGAAGGCCGACGACTTCATCGACGACGGCCAGATCGACAGCGACGCCATCGTCAAGGCACTCGCCGATCTCCTCAAGAAGAAACCTCACCTTGGCGCGCAAGGCGGCAAGCGATTTGAAGGCAGCGCAGACGGCGGGGCCCGCAAGGGGTCAAACGCTCCGGCGCAACTGACCGAGCAAGACCTCAAGCGAATGACGCCCCATCAAATCGAAGCTGCCCGCGTGGCGGGCAAGCTCGACGACTACTTGGGCGCCCCCTCCTAACAACCCCCGAAAGGCAGCATCATGGCCATTACCCGGTTCCGTCCGGAGGTCTGGTCCGCCGCCTTGCTGGTTGCCCTTCAGAAGCAGCTTGTCTACGCCGGCCCCGGCATAGTCAACCGCGACTACGAGGGCGAGATCAGCCAGGCCGGCGACACCGTCCGGATCACTTCCATCTCTGATCCGACCATCGGCACCTACTCGCCGAACGTCACCGCGGTTACTCCAGAGGAACTGACTGACGCTCAGCGCACACTGGTCGTCGACCAGGCGAAGTACTTCTCGTTCTTCGTGGACGACGTTGATGCCCGCCAGGCCAAGGGCAACGTCATGCCCACCGCCATGGAGCGCGCCGCGTACAAGCTGGCTGACGTTATCGATCAGTACGTGGCCAGCCTCTACACCGGAGTTGCGGCTGCGAACACGGTCGGATCGGTCGGCTCGCCCATCGACACGTTCACCACGGTGACGGACGCCTACGACAAGATCCTGGTGCCGCTGCGCACCGCGCTGGCCAAGGCCAACGTGCCGAAGGCCGGGCGCTTCGTGGTCGTCTCGCCGGAACTCGTTGGCTCGCTCCTCAAAGACGCCCGGTTCATCAAGGTGAACGAGGCGGGCACCAGCGAGGGTCTGCGTAACGGCATCGTCGGCCGCGCCGCCGGCTTCGACATCCTCGAGTCGAACAACACGCCGGTCCCGTCGGGTGACACCCAGGTCATCATCGCGGGCACCAACTCGGCGATCTCATTCGCCGACCAGATCAACAAGACCGAGGCGTACCGGCCGGAAGCCAAGTTCGCCGACGCGGTCAAGGGGCTGGCCCTGTACGGGGCGAAGCTCGTCCGCCCGGACAACCTGGCCATCGCGTTCATCAACCCGGCCTGATAGGAGAACTGAGCCATGGCTCGTACTGCTGTGCCTTACAGCAACCTCGTTCCTAACAGCGAGCTCGCTGACCCAGCCGGGACCGCGGTCACCTCGGGTGCCGGCAACGGTGGCCAGATCCCGGCCACCTCGAGCGCGCGTAGCGTGCCCGAGCTGACCGTCCTCCGGCTTGCCAACGCATCCGGCTCGACCGGAACCGCCACGGTGCTGGCGGGCACTAACCCGCCTTACCCGGGTGCGGCCC